TTACTGAACGTCGGCGTTTCGCTCCTGAGCTTCTCTCCGGTTATGTAGGTCATCGATGAAAAGATAATTGGCATAGATGACACTGAACACAGCTGAGCACTGGATAAACGTCAAGAAAATAACAACTCCTGCCGCAGTGGCCTTAACCGCTTCACGGTGTTCAAAGTAAATTGGAAGACCGGCTATTATCAGCTTGGCGAGATAAATAAGCGTTATGCAAATTGCCACGCTGCCGGACTTCATAACGCTACCTACTATGCTTTCTAGCCTCCGAGTGTCTTGCATCGTAGCTGTAAAGTCTGCAATTTTTATCTTGTCAGGATCTTGTAGTCTTTTGATAGCGTTAGGATAGACGAATGCTATCCAAATACCCATGATTGTAAATACCATTCCAGAAATGGACAGCAACGAGTTACAGTAGTCTTTGAAGTCTACGTAGGTGAATGCAGAATTTTGAAAAAATATCACTCCGCCAATCAAAGCGGCGGCTAATGCCATGAGCGATAATTTAACCATGAGCTGCCGCCTGTTTGGATGCCATGTCTTTTCTGAGTGGACCTAGGTAGCGGTCTCGATTGCTTTTGATGGTAGCATAAATACTGTCTGCTTTGAAAACGGGTTGCCCATCATCGTCCAATGAAATATTTTCCGTAAAGCGATAGGTGCTTGCCCAAACTATCTTTGTAGGGGTGTTATCTAGTATAAAGCCCACATCTTCCCAGACCTTAGTGTTGTGGTCAGATGCGTAAGTTTCAATGATATATTCTAGTTCGGATACGGTGGGCTTGGCTTCAATACGCAACTCTACTTGACGAGACGATTCGTCTTCCGCCGAAATATAAGGCACTGTAAACTTTCTAAAAAGGCTCGCAAAGCCTTCTCGTTTGTTTACCTCTTTAATTGAAACGGTTTCGCGTCTTACAACTTGCGTTACTCTTTTGGCTAAGTCCTGCATCTCAGCTGAAGAGGTAGATAGGGATTTCATGGATAAGTCAAACTGAAAGGAATATTTAAATTTGTCATCCTTGTCCTCAAGCATTTCAAATCGTGTGAAGCCTTTTTCAGTTAAGCTTGACTTATACTCGGGCATGGTGACCCTTAAGTTTATGCAGCCGCTTACCCAGTCTTGAAACATGGCAGAGTCAGTGCGGGAATTATCGAATTTTATTGATGCTACAATGTTCAACTCTGGTATCACCCAATAATAGCATGGGCGGCCCCAGATCATTTGTTTCTTACCCTTCGTTTTCGTTTGCTCAACAGCCTGTTCGATAGAACCGTCTTGGTTGACCGTTATTCCATATAGTGGGCCGTGGCGGTCAGAGTCTCCTTTCCAGAGCACCAAGAAATAGTCGCCATTCTCTGTGTCGTGATGTATTGCGTGGCAATAGCAAGGTGTCTTATTTCTGTTCTTAGCAGGATTCCATGGGTTTGTTGCTTCAAAGTTCCTTCCATCTTTCCATTGCTTAAGCTTAGAAAATGTCTCAGCGAGATCTAAGCCGTTTGGCTTATCACCAAAGTGACGATAAAGCCCGCATTTATTAGCGCTAAAAAAATTGATATAACCGCTCTGGAGCATGCAAAAATCCTTTTTTTGGGGAGGCCAGAGATAAAACTATCATTGATAATGTCTAAACGCCATCTCGACGAATGATTTCCTGCTTGAACTCGCCACTGAATAGCATTTCAGCCTTGTGCCCAGCCTTCTCAGCCGCCGTAGGCATCCACCTTTCATAAACCCTTGCAATCATCGTCCAATCAGTATGACCCATTTGTTTTGCTACCCACATCGGATGCTCACCCGCGGAAAGCATCATCGAAGCATAGGTATGTCTCGTCTGGTACGGCCGACGATAACGCACACCTGCCTTCTTCATTGCCGGAACCCACATCGTCTTTCGGATCGGACCGTCGCCGGTCCAACGTTGAAGAGTGCGAGGGTTCTGGAACACTTCTGCATCAGCCAAGAAAGTGTGTGCCTTCTGAGCTTTCAACGCCTCCATCGCGGGCCTCAGCAGTTTCACGGATCTGCGCCCGGCAGCAGTCTTCGTCACTTCAGCCTGACCCTTTGCAGCTTGCGTCATCGCCCGGCTGACCATCACTTCCTCGCGCAGCCAGTCGATATCCCCCCAATTCAGTGCAACGAGTTCGCTGGTGCGTAGGCCTGTCCACAAAGCGAACTGCATCATGTTGCGTGCTTGGCCATTGAGCGCCGCCAGTACTGCCTGCTGCTCTTCTGGGCTGAACGGGTCTACGTCGTCGTCCTTGGCTGGTGCCTCCTTCCGCGAGTAGGTCCAACCAGCCAGGGGATTCACCTCGATCAGCTCTTCCTCTGCAGCGTCAGTCAGCGCCGATCTGAGACAGCTCTGAATGTTGCTCAGTGTCTTGTTGCTGACTTCCAAGGTGCTCAGCCAGTCCCGCACGTCTTTCCGTTTCAACTCGACCACCATATGCTCGCCCAAAGCCGGCACAAGGCGCAGCTCCACGATCTTGCGATAGCCGTCGAACGTGCTGCTCGATACGTGCCGCTTCTTTCCGCCCAGCCAGCGAGTAAGGAAGCCTGCCACTGTTTCCCGGTTTGCCTCAGGCGCAAACTTCGCGGCCCTAGGCGAGCCGGGAAACGTCACCGAGTAGTCGAACGCGCCGATCGATATCGCATGCTCGATCGCTGCCTTATGCTGCTCGGCCTTCTTCAGATTAGTGGGGGAGGGCTTGAGCGTGATGCGCTCGCGGCACCGGACGCCCCGATACATGAACGTGATTTCGATGCTCGTATCGGAGACCGCCCGAACTCCCCGCCCGTCTCTACCCATGACTCGTACCCTTCCATGTCGATGAGCGTCCGGCCATCCGGAGCCCTGTACCAGATTTCGCCAAGCCGCCAAATTCCATCACGGATTTTCGAGCGGATAGCGTCCTCGCTGTAGCCAGACTCGCTGGCGAATTTCCTGATGGTCATGTAGCGCATTGGTTGCTACTCCTGCCTTATCAGGGTTGGAACTGCGGGCGAAACTGACGCGTCAGCCTTCATCATCGCGCGCCCCCGATTCAGCGACCGTGCGCAGCTTGAGTGCGATCCCGCAGGAGTTGGCCATGGGACTCGACCGTGGCTTGTCCTCCAAGCGCAAAGCCAGCGCCCAGTCCGCGCTACGCCGCCATCTGGTGCCTCGGCTCCAAGATGTGGAGCTTGAAGCCCTGACCAGCCCTGCGTTGGACAGGTTGCTGATGTGGCCGCTGCAGGAGCGGTACGAGTTGTCTTTCGTGCGCTCGGTGTACGGCGTGCTGGCCGTAGCTTTCCGTCAGGCAACCCGGTTGGCGCTGCTGGGCTCCAATCCGATGGAGGCTCGGTATTCATAAGTGCCTGGAGGCGATTCAAGAGGGAGCAGTGGTCCATGTAACGGAGATTTTGGACGCGAACAGCTGCTGGGTGATGGCGCTTGACAATCATGGGCAAATGGTTGAAATTGCCACCAATCATATGATCTCTGCGCGTTAACGAGATCGAAAGAAAAGCCCGGCCACTGAGTCGGGCTTTTTCTTATTTGTGGGGTATACCGGCAGCTGCTCCGGATTAACTTTTTGACAGGGATGATGGTTAATATGAGAACTGATCTCGGTGAGCTTATTTTGAAGTTTGCTAATGCTGCTGAAGAGGAAAGGGTGTACCCGCACACTACTGAGCCATCGGATAAATATCCGAGCTTCGCCATAAGGGTTCAGCTTTCTAATGCTGCTTCATATGACGACCTTCACGAAATCATGGAAAAACACGGATTCCACAGAGCCATTCGAGATCGTAATGGGACGCTGAAGGATCTTCCAACCGCAATGTACAGCTATATTGCGAAGACGGAGTACCTGTCCTGTGAGACGGTCTGCGATAAAGCCAAGGATGCTGTTAACGAACACCTTGATTCCACCAATCAAAAAGACGCTGGGGTTGAGCTTTTCGTTTCAAACTTGACCGGCGCGTGGTTCGTTCTGAATGAAGCCAAGGAAGAAGGCAACGACTGACATATAGATCACCCCAAGCCCAGCCTTACCGCTGGGTTTTTTGTTCATATGGTAAGATTCTTCGTAAATTCTCATAAGGTGGAGCCTCGATGCCAAATTATTCAATCCTTGATCCTGCGCCTGATGCTGTAGGTGAAAACAAGATATGGCCGATTCTTAGAAATGGTTATGCGACAGGTCGTTCTGGCAAGTCCAAGCCTGATGCCATTTCTATTGCCGCAAGCATGGAGCTTGAGGAACTGGAGCACTATTTGCTTGGGAAAGAGAAAGAATCGCGACGGACATACAACCAATCAGTGTCACGTCTTCAGCCTTACATTGATTCACTTCGGAAGCAGCAAATTACTAAAGTGTTGCAGCCTCGCCCCACTCGAATACCTGAAGAGCTGGATGAATCTCTCAAAAAGTAGAGAGTGCTCCTAGAACCCCTTTTTGCGGGAAAACTCCTATAACAATTAACTAGACGCCTGGCTTACGCCGGGCTTTTTTGTGTCGCCAAGGAAAGCCGCTACCCAAGTGGAAGCTTTCCTGGATGTACCAGTTACCGCAATCCCTCGGAACCTCTGATCATCAAGTTCAGCGAGGGCCTTATTCGGCACCATGCTCCTTTGACCGTTTCCCTACGGTCTTTTTTATTCAGAGGTAACGATGGACCCAACCGACCTTGGCCCAGGCACAGCTACCTGGCTGGACGGTACGGGCACAATCCTGCTGGGTGGCTTCCTGTGGTTGAGGAAATTCCTCTCCCGGGATGCGACCGACCGCGCCATGGACAACGCCGATATCGGCACCGTCCGCAGGCTGAACGAACTGCTCGACTCGGAGCGCATTGCTCGCAAAGAAGCCGAAGCCCGAGCCGACCAGTGCGCCAAAGAACGTAACGAGCTGGCCGCTGCTGTTGGCCGTATGGAGGGGAAGATTGAAGGCCTGACCGGCCAGGTTGCCCAGCTCACTGACAAGGTGACCAGCCAAAGCGCTGAGATAGCCCTTCTGCGTTCACAGCTTGGAGGTATCAACTGATGGAAAGATGCGTAAGAGACTTCATCGCCCGGCGGTGGTGGCGTCGCCTCGAAGTGTGGGTGATTGCCTCGCTGCTGGTAACTGGCTCGTTCGCGCTGGGCTTCGGTGCTTCGCAGTGGTCGCTTGCCAGTTGGTATAGCGCCCAGGTCGCCGAAGTGCGCCGGGGTTACGACGAGGCCACGGTGCAGCGCGACATGCGCTTGAACAAGCTGGCCAAGTCTGCGTCCGAAGCAGCTGTGAAGGTTGGGGGTGCTGCGGTGAAGGCAGAGGCCGCAGCGGGTACGGCGACATAAGCCGCCAAGACTGCTGGTACCGCCACCGACAAGGTCACCGAGGTGCTTGAGCGGCGGCAGACGCAGTAAACGTCCCACGATTTGGTCAAAGCCACTGTTTGTAGCGCCAGATGAAAATGACATTGAAGGCTGATTTTTTTCTCAGGAGACGCCACCTGCCTCTCGCGGCGGCTTAGCGCAAGCGGCGGTTATCATGGCTATGCACATCGCGCCGTACACTGTCAGATTGATGAAATGCAGGATGAGCATTACAACTTCCTGCCGGGTTATTGGACCTTCACCAACCCAAAATATGATGATGCATACGGCCGATAAGATAGCTACTGACATGATGACTAGCCCCAACATGACTCTTCCCGCTGAGCCAAGCAGACGCGTAAGTAATTTTTTGGCTTGGTCTTTAGCTTCAGGCGTAGAGTTCAGGTAGGTCATGTAAGCGCCAAAGCAGGCTACCAAAAAACTGAATACGGCCATCATATTGATTCCTTTCGGTGTACCTAGGGTTAGTGACAATGGCGTGTCTCCATCAAAACCTGCCATTCGCCAGGGCTAAACGCATTATCACGTCATACGACGCGAAAAATCGAAGGGTTTCCTATGTATTCCCGACCACAAGCCATTCCCGATGATCCTCCTTGAGTCCGCCCTTGATCACGCAGGAGCACTTACGTTTGCCCGGTCGATCACTGATTAGGCAGCGCCGGGAGGGCGCTTGAAGCTGGCGCTGTTTCACGACCTGATTCGCTTGGTTGGGTCTGCCGAGTTCACCCAGGACGCCCACTGCATGTTCCTGAAAGGCAGGATCAACCTTGCCTTCAGCTATGCCCGTGATGCCTACGAGCTGATGAAGGAGGGCACGCTGGACAGCATGTCCATTGGCTTCAACACGCTGCTGTCGAGTTACGAAGAGCGTGCAGGCCGGCAGATTCGCATCATCAAGGAGGCTGAGCTTTGGGAAGCCTCAATCGTACCGTTCGGCATGAATCCCGAGGCGACCATTACCGACGTGAAGTCGGATATCAGACTTTTTGAAAAGGCCCTGCGTGAACGCATGGGCCTTTCGCAAAAGGAGGCGGGTGCGGTCGCCTCGCTCGGCTATCCCGCCGTCCACCGTGATGGTGGTGCAGCGGACACGGTGATCGTGGATGAGCTGAAAGCAATCTCCCAACTGTTCAATACCCAATTTGGAGTTCAGCCATGACCGCTGACGTAAAAGAAATTCGCGAATCCCTCGAAAAGCAGCTCAAAGAGGGCTTCGGTAGCCTGCAAGTGAAGTACGACGCCGTTCCTGGCGAGTTGGAAAAAGGCAACGCTGTGGCTGAAGATCTGAAAAAGCAGATCGACAACCAGAAAGGCGAGCTGGAGCGCATCATCGAGCAGGTGCAAATTCTCGAAGAGAATGGCATCAAACTGCGCGGCCAAGCGCTGGCCGATGCGATCGCCTACAAAGACTGGGTGTTGAGCTAGGTCAGCCAGTTCGTGCCGGTCGTGAACATCTGGGACGGCTTCACCGAGGCAATGACCGTTGAAGGCCTGCACCCGAATCTCCTGGGTGCCGAGTTCATCAGTTCGCGGGTGGTGCCGATCATCACCGCCAACTTCGAATTTCCCGGCATTCCGCTGCCCACGGACGCTGGCGACGTTTACTCGGCCATCCGCCCGTTCGGTTGCCTCAATGCCAACCCTCTGCTGGCTGGCGCTGGCGGCGCGCTACCGGCTGGCGTGAACGCTGTGGCCGGGGCTGTACTGGCGGACGGCTACAAGGCCGTTGGCTCTGGCCTGACCGGTATCACCACGCGCTGGTTCAAGGAGCCTGCCGCCTATGGCGAGGCGCAGTGCATCGAGCTGCGTGGCAACATGGCGGCGGCGGGCGGCTACATCTATGTACAGCCCGCGGCCAACGTGGTACAGACCAACCTGGCGGCTGGCTACGTTATCGAAATGGTGTCGGCGGTAGAAATCATGGGTTCGTCGCGCGGCATCCTGGCTTGGGAAGCTGAGTTGACTATCACCAAGACGGTCAGCGGTGCTTCGTCCACGTTTTACTATCGGTCGATGGACAAGTACTAAGAGCCGCTCACCAGGCCGGCCAGCTTTTCTGGGGAGCTGGAAACGCAGCGCGGCACGATTGACCTGACTGAAACCGTGATCACTTCGCGCATGGCCTGTACTTGGCTGCTGGGGTGCCACAGAGCTCGATAGTCAAGGTCGCGCAGTTCGGAATGCGAAAGATTTAATGGACTAGGCCAGGCGCGACTTATCAATATAACCAGCTCGTCAGGTAGTACTTTATCCATCAGTTCCTTGGTGTGGTATCTTCTTGCGTTAGCGTAATCCTATAACTTCTAAGGTCGTCGCCTTCACTGACATACTCCTTGCTAAAGTAACGGTAGACAGCGCCCTTTACCGTAATTCCTACGCCATTGGGTGTGTCATGGATTGCGACGTTTTCTAAAGAGCTATCCGTGATCAGAAATTCGCTTTCCTTATTAAGTTTATGCAGTACTTCTGAATCATCGCCTTCAAGCGGTTTGCTGATAAAAAAGCGTAGTGTGTCCACGTCAGTAGCCATGGCGCCGTAACGTGTAATATACAGCCAATCACCCTGAGGAAGCGCCCGCTTCAAAACTACTTCATTCGCGTCACTACCGAAATCAAAAAGATCGCCAAGAAATGCCTTCGCTATTAAAAAGACTACAAGTATCCAAAACGAATTCTTGTAAGTAAATCTAAAGTTAGTATCCTTTGGATTTTGCATACAAGATCCCCATTTTTATCCATTTCTGATCTTTGGGGTCATCCCCGTATGGAGGCAGCCAGAACCAATGGCCCCACTTATGCTTTCGTGTTTTGGCTTCTCCTTGTGCGAACCCAGCGGCTCTCAGTAGAAGCTGCTCAGTTAATTGGCCGGCTGTCCCCACAGCGCCGTAATGAAAATTGCCGAAGTCCTCCCGCTCAGGATGTTTCTGCTTGTAGTCCCACGGGCCCTTGTTACGGACTTTGTAGTAAAACCAACTCATGAAAGCACCCGTGCTAGGATCTTTTTTCCACTGATCGTTCGCGAGCTTCATGTGGACGTCTACATTGACTCCGGGAGGAATGACTGCTGGTATTTCGTAATTCATCGCCTGTCCCTGCGAAATCTAATGGGTGGTTATGAAAATATCTTGTTGCTGATAGCATCCCAGCCGCCAGCAATTTGTCCAGCGCTTTGCCCTGTTTTTCGACTTTGCTTGGAGTAAATAAGTTGAATTCTTCCATAGTTCAGAGCGATAAGTTCGCTTGGGAAGCTGTTGTCTTGGTCGCCATTGCCCGTTAATGAAAAAGAACTGACAATAACTTCTTCAAGTTTTATCTCCAGGTATTTGACTTTTGGATCGCCTGCACGGAAAAGATGCACAGATACCTGCTTGAAGTGCTTACCGCTGCAGCAAGCCTCATGAAGCTTCGGGGTAGCATTATCAACAGCCTTACGAACGAGCATGTCGCTCATGTAAGCCCTGCCCGAGGTTGCGCCGCCGGCTGACGTGGAGGTGGCTGAGGCCGTCTGACTAGCCGAAAGGTCGAAGTCTTGCAGCTCGATCCAGTTTTCATAGCCTTCTGAGAGAGTCTCGCCGGGAATTCCTTCGATCTGCAGATATGCTTCTAATGACAT